AGGTAGCGGCCGACCGCACCGGGCTGAGCCGCGGCTACTTCAGTCGCATCCGCCAGGGTGCTGTGCACCCGAGCCTTGCTACCGCGTTGGTGATCTTCGATTGGGCGGACGGTAAGATCGACCTGCGCAGCCTGGTGCCGGAGCGGATCCGCAATCCGCGGCTGGTCGAACCGGCGCCGCTCAAGCTCAAGCGTCGGAAGGCTGCGTGATGGCGTGGATCGTATGTGTCGACACAGACACTTTCGTGCAAGCGATAGGCCCCTTCGCTAAAGAGGCCGAAGCCGACAAACGCGCAGAGGCTGAAGCACTGGCGCGCGCCCCTGGCAAAGTCCACGTCGCCTTTCTCGTCCAGCCCGACTGGGTCGAGCCCGGCGCCAGGTGGACCGTACCGTTCGAGTTCGTGCTGCAGCGCGACGGCGAGATCGTGACACATCGGCCGTACGGCAACGACCCGCTCAGCGGCCGTCCGCCGGATCTAGACGACCTCTGAGGCCACCTTAAGGGCAAAGACAGGCCGGTGGCTAAATTTAGCCACCGGCCTAACAAGGACTAACAACCTAATCGAATTTTACGAAGCGACGGGAAACGGCATCGATTGCCGGCCCGACCTCGAGATGCTCGTTCTCGCGCAGCGCGCGCAGCAGCAGCTTGAGGCGGGCAGCCTGGTGCGGCCGCACCCAGCCGTTGATCTGGACAAGACCCTGCTCGGCGAGAGCAGCCTTGTGGCGGGCCTGGCGATCTTTGCTTGTCACGTAACGTCCTCCATGCGGAAACGTTACTAGTAACGGCCTATGTGAAGGTATGCAAGGGGACTTATGTCCCTTCGGCTTTCTACGCCGCGACTTTTCCTTGTCGCCCAGCCAGCCACTTCTCGAACGCCGCCTGCGCGCTCAGCTTGTCCATCACCCGCATGCGCTTGGCTTCGTCGACCGTATTGGTGGCGACGCAGACGTGCACCATCACATGCTCGGTCTGCCCAGGCCGGTGCAGCCGGCTGATGCATTGATCCCACAGCTCGGCCGACCAGGTCGGCGCCATCCACGCCATGCGCGAGCCACCAGCCTGCAGATTGAGCCCGTGGCCGGCCGAGGCGGGGTGCAGGGCGAGCAACGGTAGCTCGCGGCGGTTCCAGGCCGCCACCCACTCGCCAGCCTGCCTGTCGGTCACGCCAGAGCCGAGATAAGGCACGTCGCCGAACAGCTCGCGGATGGTCGCCAGATCCTCGACATACTCGTAGACGACGATCAGCGGCTCGCCATCGAGCGACTCGACCAGCTCGGCCAACCAATCGGCCTTCTCGCTGTGCAGCTCGCTGACGTCGGCATTGCCACCCTCTCCGTACATGTAGCCATTTGCCGCCTGCGCCAGCTTGCCGGTGGCGATCGCCGCCGACTTGGCCAGGATAGTGTTCTGATCGAGCCGAGCGAACAGCCGGCGCTCCATCTGGTCGTAAGCCTGGCGCGCGTCGGGCGGCAGTTTGACCTCGTCGATCAGGATGCTCAACTCCGGCAGACCGGGCATCTCGCTCTCGCCGAGCGTGATCGCAATCGTCGCGAATTCGTGCTCGAGGATCGCCTCGTGACCGGGCAGCGGCCGCCAGTCATAGCCCTGCCAGTCGGTGGCGTAGAAATGCTGCTGGCGCCATTTGTAGAACGAATTGCCCCACAGCTTGCCGTCAGTGATCAGCGCCGCCGGTCCGAACAGATCCGCGGCGCTGTTCGGCCGCGGCGTTCCCGTCATCCCCCAGCGCATGTTGAAGCGTTTGGCGATCGAGCGCAGCGCCCGCGCCCGCTTCGATTTGGGGTCCTTCAGCTTCGACGTCTCGTCGACGCAAAGCAGGTCGAACAGCGGATGATCGGATTCAAACGTCTTGAGCTCGTCGACCAGCCACTGCGCGATGTCGATGCCGACGATCGTCAGGTCGCGCTGGTCGGCGCGCTCGAGAACGGAACGCCGCGAAGCCGGGCCGCCATCGAGAACGGCATAGCGCAGACCGCGAAGGTGCTCCCAGGCGCGGATCTCGTCTGGCCAGACAATCCGGCTCACCCGTTTCGGTGCGATCACCAGGCCATGCCGTATGACCCTGTCGTCGATCAGCTCGCGCATCGCGGTGAGCACGCTCGCCGTCTTGCCGGCGCCCATGCGCAGCACCGCGATCGTCTCGTCATAGCCATAGAGGTGGTCGACCACTCGCTGCTGATAGGCGCGCAGCTCGCTTTTCTTTCTCACAGCCCCACCGACTCCTCTGCCTTTGAATACCAGCGGCCGATCTCGACATCGGCCTTGATCGGCAGACCGGCCGACCATTCGAACCCTTGCTCCATGATGGCGCGCAGCCGCTCGCCGGCCGCTTCGATCTGATTCTCGCTGGTCTCGATCAGCACCTCGTCATGCGTATGCACACGCGGCGCCAGGCCGGCTTCCTCGAGCCGCACCAGCGTGCCGCGCAAAATATCGGCCGCGGTCGCCTGGACGATGTTCTCGGTCATCAGGCCATACCAGGCCTTGACCCGGCCGACGTCACGGCTGAACCGCAGCTCGCGGCGAATGGCGATGATCTTGCCGGTGTCCTCATCGATCTCGTTGACCCGCTCCCAGTGAATCTTGCGATAGGCGAGATAGCGGCCGGACGGCAGCCGGCAGAACAGCGTGCCGCCGTGCATGTTGCGCGCGTAGATGTAAGTGACACGCCCCGCCGGAAACGGCTTGCCCGGATACAGCAGCGCCTGATTGACGGCGCCCCAGATGCCGAAGCTACCGCTCTCATCGTGCTTGCCCCAGAAATTGACTGCCCAGCGATTGTCCTTGCGCCAGCGCGAGATCGCCTCCTTGGCTTCCGCTTCGGTAGCGTGGATGCCGTAGGAGGCCGCCATTGCCAGCATCGAGCCGACCGAACCACCAAATCCGGCGGCGAGTTCGATCACCTTGCCGACCTGGCGCTGCGGCTTGGTAACCTTCGCGGGCTCGTCAATGCCGAGCATGCGTGCGGCTGTGACCTTGTAGATGTCTGGGATGCTCGGATCGGCATCGACGGCGCGGAAGTTGTCGAGGCGGTATTCGGCCTTCGGATCGTTAGAAAGCCACGGCAGCAGCCTGGCCTCGATATTGGCCCAATCGCACCAGGCGAAGGCATTGCCATCAGCGGCGACCAGCGTCGGCCGGATCAGCAGCGACAGCTTGCGGGCGACTGGCGTGTCGTCGCCGATCGCCGCGAATTCATCGTAATCGGCGCCGGCGAGCAGAGCATTGATCGCCTCGAGCTCATAGGGCAGCGGATCGCGTGCCAGGTTGTGGGTCTGGACGCCTTTCGACGAATAGCGGCCCGTCTGGCTGGCGCCGCCGAACACGTACTGACCGCGCAGCACGCCATCGACATGCTGATCCAGGATCCTGCTGAATTTGGCAGGTGTCTTGGAGCCGCCAAAGAAACGGATCTGCAAGAGCCGCTCAGCGTCACGCAGCGGCCCGCTGAGCGGGCTTTGCGCGTGGAGGTAGGCAAGGAGGCGCACGATGCGAGCGCGCTCCAGCGACTGCTTGCGGGGCTTGATCAGCTCGCCGGTATCGAGGTCGACCTCTTCCGCCCGCTTGGTCAGTATGTCGCGCCCATCGGAGGGCAGCACGAGACGCAGCCATTCGAGCATGCGCTTGGTCTGATTGACGGTGGTAACCTTGTCGTTGGTCAGATTGGCGAGCTCGCTCCCGGTCCGCAGCTTGTCGATCGCCGCTATCCTGGCCGCGGCCGTGGCCAGCGTTACGTCGACGCCGACGCCGCGGTCATTGATGCGTTCGCCGGCCCAGAACTGGCGCCATTCTTCGATCGGCAGCTGCCTGGTATTCTGGAACAGATCGCGCATCACCTCGACATCGACGCGAGCGTAGTCGAGCAGCTGCTGCCATTCGTCCGGATGCGTGGCGATCTCGCCGACCGCGCCAGGAAACATAAACAGCTTGAGCAGTGCCTTGCCGCTCGGCAGTTTGCGCCCGACATTGGCAAACTTGGCCGCGAGATCGAGCGCGGCGGGCAGGCCGGCATTGGTCGCCTGCACCCGGCTACAGATGATGTGCTCGGGCTCAAGTCTGGGGAACCCGATCGTCGAATTGTTCCAGATGCAGCGGTCGAAGCCGCTGTTGTGGGCGACGAAAATTGCAGTGCCACGCTGCACTTTCGCATAATGCTTCTTCAGATCGTCCGGCATGTCGCGCCAATCGAGGCGCTGAGACAAATCGGCGACGGCACAGGTGCGGACCTGGTCGTCGCCGATCGCCAGCGCGAGTACGCTCGCGCTGGCTGTCAGGCTGTACCGATAGGCCCCCGCGTCAATCGGAACCTGTGAGCGGGATTCGAAATCGATCCAGCCGATATGCTCGGGCGCAAAGGTGATGCCGCGCGCCCGCTCCATGATCAGGCCGCCGCTGGCTTACGTGTGCGCGACGGCGCCTTGCGCTGCACTGGAGCGGCTTCCGGCTGCGGCTTCGGTACGTGCGGCACGTCAACCGGCGACGCTGCCACCGGCCGCTCCTTACCCTGGTGATTGGCCCAGCCGACCACCGTGAAAATCGGATTCCAAATCCGGCCGTAGGCCGGGTTGCTGTGCTTGTAGTCAGACGAGCCGAGCTGAACGAGCGGGTAGACGTAGAGGTCGTCATTGCTCTTTACGCCGGCCTCCTTGGCTTTGTTGATCTGCACGCGGATCGCCGTCACTAGCGGGTCAACGCCCTTGATGGCGCCGACCGAACTGGCGCGGTACAGCGCCGTCAGGCCCTCATGGTCGCCATTCATGCAGACCGCCGCGAAGGCGCGCTGCTCCTTGTAGGGGTGGCCCTGGATCGGCGCCGGCAGCGCCGGCTTCGGCCGATTGCGATCGTACATCGGCGTCATCACTTCGCCGAGCTTGGTCGCGGTGTCGGAGTCCCAGCAGATATAGCCGTGCTCGAGCGAGCGCGGATCAATCATCCAGATCGAGCCTTCCTGGCAGGGCTCGTTGTTGAGGCCGACGTTCCATTCGCCGCTCGCCTTGTCGAGCTTGAGCAGCGGGTTGCCACCCGGCACGATGGTCTGCGACTGGGCGACGGTGAGACCGGCATAGATCTCGTCGAGCATGTCGGTCGACAGCGCCGTGCCCATTTCGCGCTTTGCGAGATCGGTCTTTGGTGCTGCGCCGTTGCTGTTTGTTTCGTTCTTCGCTTTAGCCATATGCGTGTTCCTCTTACGCAATCGGACCCAGGACAGCCCTGGTCCGCACTCTCACTCTTCAGGCTCGTAAGTGGTCGCCTCCTGTAATTCGTTGAGTCCGTTCTTCGCATCGCCGAGCGCCTCAAGCAGGTCGGCGACCTTGAAGTCGAGCGCCTCGATCAACTCGGTAGCGTGCGCGAGCGGCCCTTCGATATCGTCGAGGTGATCGATGCCGATATCGTGCCAACCTTCACTCAATCCGCTGACATGGTCATTGGTACCGTCGACAATACCCTGGATTTGCGCCAGCCAATCATGCTTGCGCCATTCGAGGCCACCCTCGACATAGTCGCGGATCTCGGCGATCAGCGCGTCAAGCGGGTTCGGCTCCGGCTCGGGTTCAGGGATCAATGTGCGTGAGCGCGGCAGGCTTGCCAGTAGCTTGTCGACGAATTCTCGGTCGGTCATTTCAGTGCCTCCAATGCGACGCCGAGCTCATGCAGGGCGCTGCGGTGATCGATGGTTGGGCGTGGGTCATCCTCTGGCGCCAGCGTGTCGCCGCTGGAGACCATCACTGCTAGGCCGTCCGGCAGCTTGAGCTTGCGCTTCTTCAGCACCTTCTCGACCTGAAAAGGGGATTTGAGCTCGGGCTCGGTATAGAGATCGGGCTCGGGCGCGCCGAGCTTGACCAGTGCCTTGACGGTATCGTCTTCGCTCTGCGCCCAGGCACGCGTGCCGCGCTTCGGCACCAGGCGCCAGCCGGGGATGTGGTGGCCATCGCTGGCGAACAGATGAGCCTGCCGCTGCACCTCGGCGGCCCATTGCTCGGCGAAGCGGCCGACCGTCAATGCACGGCCAAGAAAGGTGCCGAATATGTTAGGCGACGCCTCGATCGAGGCGAACAGGGCGTTGCCAGTCAGATCCAGGTCGCCGAGCTCATGCAGGCCGCCTATCCATAGCGGACAAACGCTCTTGCAGACGGCGAACTGGCACCAAGGTCCGCGCACATGTTCTGGATTGCGATCGAGAGCGGTGAGATAGGCCTGGTTGAGCGCACCCTGCCAGTCGTCGAGCTCGGCATTGTCGACTTCGGCATAGCTGAGCTGCTGGTCTTCCTCGGCGCGCGGCTGGCAGACGACGATGACAATCAGCTTGTCGCGGAACAGCCGCTTGCGCGCAGCGCGCACGGCAATCGCATAATACATCAGCTGGGCATTGAGATAGACCTCGCCACCGATCTCGTACGAGGCACGGACCGGCACGCCGGTGCCAAATTTCCAATCGATCAGGACGATCACCTTGCCGTTGGTGATGACCAGGTCGACCGTGCCGAAGCTGCCGAGGACGCCGGGAAAGGCATAGGCGGTCTCGAGCGCGACGATGCGCCAGCGTCCGCCATAACGAGCTTTCAGCTCATCGATCGCCCAGAAGCAGCGTAGCAGGGCGGTGCGGTGATCGTCGGTAAGGCTGATGTCGCCCGAGATCGCCGGCTCGGCATAGACGGAGAGCAGGCCGCAGGTGGTGAGATAGGCGGTCATGCGCGCATGAAGATCGGTGCCTTCCTGCGCATAAACCGACGGAAGATCGGCGATGGGAGCGCGTAACGACTCTTGGTAGCTGGCGTTACAGTTCAGCAGTCTCTCGGCGTTCGAGCCGCCGAGAATCGCGCTATGCGCAGCCATTGATTATCCTTCGAGTTCGCGTCTAGCTTTGGACTTATGAACCTCGAACGTGACATCGAATCCTACCTGCAGTCAAGAGTAGCCGCGCTCGGCGGTGTCGCCGAAAAGACGATTAGCCCAAGCGGCCGCGGCTATTTCGATCGGGTAATTGTTTTGCCGGCTGGCCGTGTCGCTTTCGTCGAGCTAAAACGTCCACGAGGCGGTCGCACGACCGTTCATCAGCGAGAGCGGCACCAGCGTTACGAGGCGCTGGGAGCAATTGTAGCGATCTGCAAGACGTGCGCCGACGTCGATCGGCTGATGGAGAGGCTGTGCGGCCCAGACGCGGGCGCGCCCCTTGAATGAAAGAGGGCCAAATCGTGTTTGAAGCACGACCTGGCCCGCAAAGACTGCCGCCCGCTGCTACACGGAGGAAGACAATCTTGCGCAAACCCTTACGACCATTGCCGATTTCCCGCAATACGCCTTTGAAGCTGCGCCGCCTGGCAGCACATGCCAAAGGCTGGCCGATCATTCCCTCGCAGAATAAGTCCCAGGTGCCGCCAGGCTGGACGACAATGCCGAACGACGCCGAGGCGATCGCCGCCTGGGACAATCCACGCGGCGGTCACAAGGACTACAAGGGCACCGGCATCCGGCTGCAGGACGACATGTTTGTCGTCGATGTCGACATCCCGGATCCGAAGCTGTTCAAGAAGGTGCTGGCCGCCTTTCGCAAACACTGGCCGGCATGGTTCAAGGGCGCCATCGAGCGCAACTCTGGCGCCGTGAAGCGCGCCTATTTCGGGCGGATCTCACAGCCTTACAAGCAATCGCAGACGCACAAGTACACGGCCGACCGGACGCTGCTTGCCGAGCTCACCCGCGAAGGCATCAGCAAGGAAGAGCGCAAGGCGATCAGCCGCATGCTCGAGAAGCAGAAGGTCGAGGTGTTCGGCGGCGCCTCGCATGGCCGCTATTTTGCGTATGAAGGTCCACACTCGGAAGGCCGCGAATATGTGTGCGTGCCAGCCGACCGATCGCCCGCGGAGGTGCGTCTCGACGAGACGCCGGTGTTCCCGTTCGAGGATGTCGGCGCGCTGATCGACATCGCCGACAAGATTCTGGAACAGCAGCTGATGCTGATCCCGGAGCTCAGCGGCAAGGCGCCTGGCAAGGACTATGACCTTGAGCCAGGCATGACGTTCATCACCAGGGATGGCGACGAGATCGAGCTGACAGAGCTGGAGAAACAGCTCGAGCCGGGCGCCAGCAGCGGCATATCGGGATGCATGAGCTGGGAATCATGGAGCCTGTCGAGCTCGCGCGCCCACTGCAAGGCGTTCGTATCGAGCCCAGGCAACCAGTTCATCATCGAGAACTGGGAGGATTGCACCGAGCATCGCTGGAAGGATCAACAGCCGGATGTCACGACGACCGACCTGGGTGAGCTCGGCGATCTGCAGGAGCAGCTCGACAGCGCGCCAGGCGAGGGCGGTGGTGGCGATGGCGACGAACCGCCACCACAAGAGCCGGACGACCCAGGACCGCCGCCGCGCGCCGAGTATGGGCACGGGCTGGTATGGATGCTGCGCTCATTCGCGCTGACCGAGATCGGCAGCATGGTGACACGGATCTACAGCGTGCATCCGCCCTATCTCCGGACGACCGCCGAATTCGACAAGTTCTACCAGGAGTACAAGCGGCCGAAGCAGCGCGGCGTCGGCTTCATCTACGCCACCAAGGAGTGGTTGAGCCACGCGGCGAAGAAGAAGGTGCTGACCTACGATATGCGCCCCGACATGCCGTTCCCGCTCTATGAGTTCGAGGGGCGCGTCTACAAGAACCTCTATGTGCCTGCCCGGCATGAGGGCGAGGGCGAGCTTGATACGTTCCTGGAGTTCATTGAGCACCTGGTGCCGGACCCGATTGAGCGTGCCTACTTCCTTGATTGGCTGGCGCACAAGCACCAGAAGCCGGGTATGCCGGGCCACGCCGTCATCATGGTGGCGACAACGGACATGGGTGATGAGCAGGCAGGCACCGGCCGCGGCACGCTGTTCAAGATCCTGGAACGGCTGTGGGGACGCCGCTACGTCGCGCACATCGACTTCGACATCTTGACCGGGCAGAGCGCGCAGGCGGTCTATACCGACTGGATGGCCGACAATCTGCTGGTTTGTGTCGACGAGAGCCATGAGGGCACCGGCAAGTTCGGCGAGCGCAAGAGCAACTATGAGCGCCTGAAACGCATCGAGCCTGGCCCGCGCTGGATGGAGGTGCACGGCAAGAACCTACCGCGGCGCAACAGCTGGATCGTCGCCTCGTTCATCATCGCCTCGAACCACAATGACGCGCTGATGCTGCCGCGCAGCGATCGGCGCTTCGCGGTGCTCAGCAATGGCGCCAGGCTCGATGAGGCGCTGGCCATGCGGATCTATGCCTGGATGGAGGTCGACGGCAACCTGGCGGCGCTGGCGGCCTGGCTGAAGGCGCGCGATGTCTCGCAGTTCAACATGGTCGGCATCCCGCCGATGACGCCGGCGCGCGAGCGCATGATGGAGCTCAGCGTCAGCGATGTCGACGCGGCCATGCAGACGGCGCTGCGGGCAATGCCGGGCATCGCCTTCACCAAGGAGCAGCTGCTGCTGCACATGCAGAACCTGCTGATGGATGATGGCAGCGAGATCATGCTGCGCGAAAGTGGCAAGGCGCAATTCAGCCAAGTGATGCGGCGGATGATTGGACTGTCGATGCCGGGTGTGCACCCCAGGCAACAGCGGCGCCTGGCGATCGGCAAGGATCGGCCGCGTGTCTACGTGCGTAGTCGCGCGCACGAATTGACGTGCGACGCGATGGATGCCGAGACGCTGCGCATCGAGGTCGAGAAGAATGGTTTGCGGGTTGTACCGGAGCAGGGAATCGACCTGCCATGAGGGCGTGTCAGGTCGGTGAAAACCTGACACCAAACCTGACACGCGGGCGGCGGAATGGCGTGTCAGGTCGTGTCAGGTCGTGTCAGGTTTTAGCAAACCTGACACGGTCTGGAGCCCATAGGCGGTAAGGCGTATAGATGGATGCGTGTCAGCGTGTTAGGTTTTATATAAATTAGAGATGTAAAAAATAAATCAACTTAAGGTACATGTAATGCAATTACAGATAGGTAAAAAAATCTCCGTTGGCCGTACAGCGCGTGCGCACGCGCGCGCGCGCGAGCGTCTATAGGTTGTGCCCGCCTTTGAAAGAGGTTGTAGATGGAACCGAGACATAACAACCGCCCGAGCTGGCGTCTGCCGTCGAAGAACTGTGGGCGGAAGGACGCCAAGTTCCCGCCAGGCTTCAAGCGTTCACAGTTCGGCGATGGGCATCCGTCCCGGAGGCAGTGCACGGCTACGGCGAGGACCACTGGCGAGCGTTGCAGGCGTGACGCGCTGCAGGGCGCCGATCGTTGTGGATCGCATGGTGGGCATAAGCAGGCATACGCCGTAGCGGCCAAGCGAGCGCCCGGCTTCATCTCATCTCGCAGCGGTCCGTCAGCTGTTAGAGCGGCATTGTTCAAGCTGTGGCTGAAGGAGGACTTTCCAATTGGTGTGGCGATGCCGAGATCCTATGTCGAGCGGGGCAAGGTGATCGAGACGCATAGGAATCAATCATTAGGTTTGACTAGCAAGCGCGATCCGCTAATTCGGTAGCCCGCGCGGCGCCCTTCGCGGGCCGCGCTGGCCGGCGAATTAGTAGTCCTACTAATGCCAGGTGGCGGACATAGATCCGCGACGTGGGAGTGGGGATAGAAGTGGGGACGGTGAAGGGCTCGAGTTGCAACCCATTGATATCATTGCACTTTCGAAGGCAGTACGGCGGATCAGGCAGCCGCCGAATGGGGCGCGAACGCGCCGCGGCGGCGTGCCAGGCCGCGTCGCACCCCTGGGCCGCCTGCGCGAGTGCGGCCGCGCCGCGTGCACCCCTGAGCGCCAAATTTTTCGAGATTTTAAGTCCGCCGCTGCTGGGTCTTATGTTCAACTCGGTATCCAGGTCCACCCCAAACTGCCGTTTTAAGCGCGATCCGCGTATGCTAAAACCACCCCCGCCTCGAACGATCTGGTCCTTCACCCCGAACCCAGGTCGGGCCGCCGCCTCGATCCCCTCGGGCGGCGGCCGAAGCGGGGCCAGGGAGGACCGATGCCATCGAAGTCAGCCAAGCAGGCCAAGTTCATGCAGGCCGCCGCGCATAGCCCAAAGTTCGCCAAGGCCGCCAAGATCCCGCAGTCAGTCGCCAAGGAGTTCGTCAGTGCCGATCAGAAGGCCGCCGGCAAATCCGCGGTCAAAGCCAAAGGCCGCCGCAAAGCCTGAGGTCATACCGCCCCGCGATCGCATTCGCAGCGTCGCCATCCTGTCCCTTTTGGACGTCGCCGCGAGCAGCGCGGCGCCGCCGGCCGCCAGGGCCGCGGCGTCGCGCACTTTGCTCGAGAGCATCGGCGATATCGGTCGTCTTCAAGAGCTCGGACGCGCCGCCGAGAAGCCGTTGAACGAGATGAATGCCAAGGAGCTCGACGCGGAAATCCAGCGCCTGCAGCCGAAGCGAAAGGTCACCGAATGACGTTCACACCGCTGGGCCATCCGGACGGCCTCGGCGCCCCGCCTTGCCCAGGCCACGGCTAAACGCTAGTTTCCCGGCGCTGCTTCCAGACAAGGACTGCCCGTGCTGGGGATCCTCCGGCGTGCGTTCAGCTTTAGCGACTGGACGCGGCACCATCCGGCCGAGCCGCCGCCCGGCGACATGCTCGATGCGACGTTTGACGCGCAGAACAGCCGCATCGCCGAGCTGGAGCAGCTGGTCCTCGGCGTTTTGCGCTCGGATGGCCGGCTGCAGAACCAGATTGTCTCGCTCGACAGCCTGGCGCCGGACTTTTTGCTCGATTTCGACCGGATTCTCGCGCAATCGATCAAGGAAACCGCCGATTTGGTGCGGATCCCCGCCGAAAACGCCATAAAATCAGGTTTAAGCGCGGTTTTGGGTGCCGAAGACGCCAAAATGGCCGCTGCCCAGGCTGAGATCGCCAGGAATGCCATTTGGCAGGCCAAAACCCAGGTTTTTGGCGCCATTTCCGACCTGGATTTGCGGATTCGGCAGCTGCAAACGCTCGTTGACCAGGCTGAAGCCCGCTGGGTTACCGACAACCAGGATTGGGACGACGCCGCGTCGGAGGCGCAAGCCTGGTCGGAATCGTCGCGGCTTTGGGCCGAGCACATGCCGGATACTCTTCCGGATAACGCGCTCAAGGTCATGGACGTCACCGGCGACCACTGGTCCAGCCGCTGGTGGGCCAATCAGGCGGCCAACGCCTTCGGCATGCTGACATCGCTCTATCTCGGCGCTCATCCGCTGCCGCCGACCACCAACAACAATGGCGGCCCGATCCAGATCGGCAGCATCTATTATGACACCACAACCGGCCAGGCGATGGTCTGGGACGGCTCGCAGTGGGTCAGCTTTTACGGCGTCGAGCGTGCCGGTCTCGCCACGCGCTGGTATCTGGCGACCGCCGGCCAGACCGCCTTTCCGCTGACATCAGCCGACCTGCATGGCGCTACCTATACGATGAACGCCACGACGCCCGAGGGCATCGATCCGCACGTCAACGGCATTAAGCTGATGCCGCTAGCGAGTGGCTCCTCCGAAGGCGATTTCACCGTCAATGCCGCGACGTCCACCATCACCTTCCTGCGGCCGCTGCGCGCCGGCGACATGGTCGGCATCGACATCCTGATGCCGGTCGAGGCGCTCGGGCCCGGCAACGTCAACTCCTGGAAGCTGGCGCCGATCACCCCGAACGGCTCGACGGTGACTTTCGCATTGTCGACGGCTTCCGGATCCGGCCCGCCGGTTACGGTACAACGGAATGAAGAGCTGATCGTCTCGGTTGACGGCGCCGTCCAAGAACCGACTGCCAGCTATTCTGCAACTGGCGCCTCGATCACCTTCGTCACGCCGCCGGCGGCCGATTCCAAGGTGTTCATCACTTGGCTACAGTCGGCCGGCGGCAGTAGCGGCGGCGGCGGCATGCCGTCCTTCCCACCCAGCGACGGCGGTGAATATGTCTTCGTCAACGGAGCCTGGCGGCTGAAGTCGCAGAGCTTCATCCTCGACGGGCTGGCCACGATAGTCGTGCCAGTGCCGGCTGGCGCCCGCATGGTCAGGATGGTCGGATCAGCCTACCCGCTCGTCGGCAACGGCATCACCGCGCACATCGCCGTCTCCGGAACGACGATGATCATGTCCAACTACTCCTGGGGCGGCGCTTCCTTCAATACCGGAACCGACCAGACGCTGATCTACAGCGAGACGGCTGGCAGCTCTGCGATGTTCATCACGGGAACCGCGAACATGACCGATTTCCCGCACACCTTCAGCGCTGAGATGAACCTTGTGCGGGCCAATACCTCCAAGACGTTTTCGCTGAAAAGCCACGGCATCTGCCACTCGAACCTTCCGAACCGGCTGTTGCGGACCGCGCTCTTCAACAACTGGCTGCCCGCCGGCGAGACAGCGGCATTGTCACTGACGGCCTTCGAGCTGGTCAGCGGCACCACATTCGGGCCTGGCTCGATGCTCGAGGTGAGCTGGGTGTATTGACATGGGCACCACACAGGCCTTTCGCGTCGCGCTGCATGTTCCGTTTTCGGATCCGTCGGCTGGGCAGGTGGTGACGGTGGTCGCGCCGGCCGGCGACCAATATCCGAGCGCCTGGATGGACAGCGGTGGCGGCTCGAGCGTACCAGTGGCGCCGGGCGCCGACTACGTGCTCGTCTCAGGGTCAGGTCCGACATATGTCTGGACCGCGGTCGCGACGATCGATTGTGGGGTGTACTAGTATGTACCGATCAATGGTACTCTGGTTACATGACCCTAACCAGAACGACGCGCGAAAAACTCTGGAATCGCGCTCGGAGAAATCAGACGACCGGTTGCTTGGAGTGGACCGGCCCGGTCAACAGCAGCGGTTATGGTGGCGTCTCGATGCCGTCACCGCACAGCAAAATTGTCGGAACGCATGTTGCAGCGTGGATCGACACTTTCGGGCTGGTGCCGGATGGCATGCTGGTGTTGCACTCGTGCGATGTCCGGCACTGCATCGAACCGGGGCACCTGTTCCTCGGCACCAAGAGCGACAATGCGCTGGATATGCTACGCAAAGGGCGAGGCCACGGTCGATCGTTTTGGGACACGGCGGCCGAAGCCGAGAAACAATTGAAGGTCGCGCAGATCCGCGAAACGGGGCGCCGGCCGAAATCGGCTGAGACGCGCAAAAAGATGTCCGAAGCGCGTAAGTGCTGGTGGAAGTTGAGGGCTAGATAGCCAATGCCGATCCGCGTTCAGACCATACGTTCATCGGTCAAGAACACGCGCCCTGCAGCGGGATCGCGTGAGCCTGGCGAGCTCTATACCAACTATCCCGACAAGCAGCTTGGCGTCATCGACGCCAGCAAGGCAGCGATGGATCTGCTGGCGCTGCGTTTCTTTTCGGCGACCACCGACTACGTCGCCGGCGATTTCGTCTGGAACGCCGGCAAGCTTTACCGAGCCAAAGCCACGATCGTCGCCGGCGCCTTCAATGTGGCCAATTGGGATCAAGTACCATTATCAAGCGACTATGAGCCGCCGATCGCGCTCGGCCTGTCGACGCAATACTGGCGCGGCGACAAGAGTTGGCAGGTGCTCGACAAGGCCGCCGTCGGCCTGAGCAACGTCAACAACACCTCCGACGCCAACAAGCCGGTCAGCACGGCCCAGCAGGCGGCCATCGACGGCAAGGTCAGCAAGGCCGGCGACAGCATGAGCGGGCCGCTGGTGATGCCGGCCAACGGCTCGGCAAGCGCCGCCAGCATCACCTTCGGCACCACCGGCACCGGCCTCTATGGCGGCTCGTCGCAGCTGAACTTTACCGTTCAGAGCGCGCAGAAGCTGCTGATCGGCGGCAGCGCATTGGTGACGACCGTGCCGGTGACGTTGCCGGCTGATCCGACCAACGCACTCGACGCGGCGACCAAGCAATATGCTGATACCAAGCTTTCCGACGCGCCCAGCGACGGCACCCAGTACGCCAGGAAGAACGCCGCGTGGGCAGCGGTATCGGTGCCTGCCGTTACTTCGGTGTCTGATAATGCGCCATCGTCGCCGCAACCGTTTCAGCTGTGGTGGGAGAGCGACACCGGCAATTTGTACATCTGGTACACCGACGCCGACACGTCGCAGTGGGTGCAGATCAACCTCTCTGGCGGTGCCGGTGCTCTGACCGCCGAGAGCCGCAACCGCATCGTCAACGGCGCGATGCAGATCAGTCAGGAACTTGGGGATACCGCGACGGGAACTACTGGTGCGTACCTCTGCGATCAGTGGCTGTTTCAATATGCCGGTCCAACCATTTCCGCTGCGCATGTCAGCACCGTGGTGACACCGGGCGGCGCTCTCACCAGCCTCAATTTCAATATCGCGACAGCAAAGCCGTCACTGGCGGCAGGCGACTATTTTCAGATAAATCAGCCCATCGAGGGCACGCGCCTCGTCGATTTCGGCTGGGGAACTGCTGCTGCAAGGCAGGCAGTCCTGCGGTTCACCGTCATGTGCGGTGTGGCTGGAACCTATGCTGCGAGCATCAGGAACGCGGCAGGCAACAGGACGTGGGTTGGCGCGTTCACCATCGCTGCCGGTGAGATCAACACCTACGTGACGCGGACGCTGGTTATTCCCGGCGACACCACCGGCACTTGGCCGAAGACGAGTGCGGTCGGTGCTTATCTGGCGATCTGTTTCGCCAGCGGGACGACCTACATTGGCGTGGCGGGCTGGCAAGCTGGTTTTTTCCTTGGCGTGGCGGGCATGGCGAACGCCGCCAGCATCACCGGCCCGCATATCCAGCTTGCCGATGTCGGCCTCTACCTCGACCGCAACAACACCGGGCTCGCGCCGCCGTGGCAGATGCCCGACGAGGCGCAGGAACTGGCGGCGTGTATGAGGTATTATCAGCAATTAAGCAATACGATAGTCAATTCCGCCACTAGTGCCTACGCTCTTATGTTAAGAGCAACAATGCGGTCTAATCCTGCTGTTACAGGTGGCGGAACTGGATTTACTCTCGGGAACGTTACGCCTTACTCTATTTCAATATTCCAGACGGCACAGGCTTATCAAAATCTTGTTGCCAACGCGAGGTTGTGAACGATGGCTTATGTCTCCTGTATCCAAGCGCCGCCCGACGCGATGGCCGACGCCAGCCTGAAGGACGGCGAGCAACGCATCATCTGCACCGACGAGAACGGCGTCGAGTGGCATCTCACCACTGCCAGCGAAGTCGGCGACTGGCTGCGCTACGTCGAGGACGGCGGCACGGTGCTGGCTGCGAAGGAAGAGACAAGTGGCGTTTGACTTCCCCGCCTCACCGACCGTTGGCGCGATCTACTCGCCGCCCGGCGGCCCGTCGTGGCAGTGGGACGGCGCGAAGTGGATACAGGTCACCGGCAGCACAAGCCCGCCGGTTCCGCTGACCGCCGAGGCGCGCAACCGCATCGTCAACGGCGCGATGCAGATCAGTCAGGAAACCGGCAACACACTTGGCAGTGTCACCGGATATTTTGCCGCCGATCAGTGGTCGATAAATATTAGCGGAGCGGCGGTTCTTTCATCGCAGCGCGTGCAGGTGCCGACACCGAACGGTTCAGCAAACCGGCTGCGCTGGATTGTTACAACCGCCGACACGTCAATCACCGGCGTCGACCTTGCCTACGTCACCACCATGATCGAAGGCACTCGCATCGCCGATTTCAGGTGGGGCTCCGCGGCGGCGCGACAGGTCGTGCTGCGCTTTGGCTTCAAGGGACCGGCTGGCACTTATTCGGTGAACTTCAACGGTGGTGGTGGTCGTTCCTACATCACAACATTTACCATCACGGCGGGCCAGGCCGGCACGGATACGGAACAGGTCTTTGTCGTGCCGGGGGATGTTGCGGGAACGTGGGCGGTTGACTCTTCAAGAGCACTGGAACTGAAGATTGGTCTTGCGTGTGGGCCGACTGTGACGGGCGTGTTGGGATGGCAAGCCTCTAACGCGCTGGGAGCACCGGCGCAGACCAATGGCGTTGGAGCGGTGAACAATACCTTTGAGCTATTTGATGTCGGCCTCTATCTCGACCGCAACAACACCGGGCTTGCGCCGCCGTGGCAGATGCCCGACGAGGCTGCTGAACTGGCTGCGTGCCAACGGTACTATGAGAAAGCCACGTCTTGGTTCAACAGCAATGTGACGAATGCAGCGGCTTACTACGCAATGGCGTGGATCAAGGTCCCTAAACGTACAGCGGCTAGTTTATCTGGCGTGAATATTTCAAATGTGGCGTTTCCAGCAACTGTCGGCACGTTATCTATAGGGGCCGATTACGCACAGGAAGGCCGCACCGCAAACGTGACCGGGAACACCGGGGTATTTGCGTCAACCGTGACATTCAACGCGAGGATGTGAACCCGTGCCCTACGTCTCTTGTGTCCAAGCCCCGCCCGACGAGATGGCCGACGCCAACCTGAAGTCCGGCGAGCAGCGCATCATCTGCACCGACGAGAACGGCGTCGAGTGGCATCTCACCACTGCCAGCGAGGTCGGCGACTGGCTGCGCTACGTCGAGGACGGCGGCACGGTGCGGGCCTATGAACCACCACCGGAGGCGAAGCCGGCAGAGGAGCCGCCTGCCCCCAGGAAACGGAGAAAATAGCCATGCAGATCACCAGCTTCCGCGTACGCGGCGACGACAAGGTCGTCCTCAACGGCGATGACGGCAAGACCTACCATGTTCTCCACGCCGAGAACGCCATGGCGTGGATGTCGGCCAACACGACCAACATTCCGACGCTGGCCTCGATCAGCCCGGTCACCCTGGTCGCCAACGGCGCCGCTCCTGACGCCACGATCACGCTGACCGGCACCAATTTCGCGGCGACCGACGAGGTGCTGGTCAACAATACCCCTTTCACCAAGACTTTCGTCTCGGCGACGTCGATGACCATCCTGGTCAAGCCCAGCCTGGTGACGCCGCCGGCCAAGTGGGACATTTCGGTGCGTAAGGGCGTGTTCCAGACGGCGCCGAAGGGCTTGAGCTTTACGCCATGACCTTCGACCGCGGCATCTATTTCGACCAGGTTCGCGGCCGGCTGTTTTCCGGCGCCCTCGATCAGCAACAGGTCGACGGCCAGAACGTCATTCTCGGTCTTTGGGAGGGCGAGCAGACCGGCACGCCGATGGATGACGTTAGGTGGTTGGCGTACGTTTTGGCCACGGTTTACAAAGAATGCGCCACGAAAATGTGGCCTATTACTGAATATGGCTCCCAGGAATATTTACAAAGCAAAGAGTACTGGCCGTATATCGGTCGCGGATTTGTCATGCTTACCTGGGAAACCAACTATAGGAACGCCAGCGCCATGCTCGGCCTGGTCGGCGATCGCGATCTGGTGGCGCATCCCGAAGTGGCGCTGGATAGTCTGATATCTGCGCGGATCCTGTTCAGGGGCATGAGTGAGGGGTTTTTCACCGGCCGCAAGCTCGGCGAGTATTTCAACGACGACACCGATGATCCGGTCGGCGCCCGCGAGATCGTCAACGGCCATGATTGCGACGTCGAGATCGCCGGCTATCACGAGGTCTTCCTGGCGGCGCTGCAGGAAGCCTGGGTCGACGACGTGACGGACCCGGGGGTGCCGTCGGAGCCGGTGACGCTCAGCGTGCCGAGGGGCCTGCGCGTCATCGTCAACGGGTTGGTGGTCGAGCCGTGAGGGCCGAGCAGCGCATCGCCGAGCTCGAGAAGACCCTGGCTGTCGTGCGCGACCGGCTGACGCTGCTTTCCTTGCCGGGCAATCTCGCCGAGATCGTCAGGACGCTGTGCGAGATGATCGACAAGGCGCTGGCCGTCCGCCCGTCGACGCGACTCGAACGGCTGGTTGAGAAGGCGAACAAGAAGGAATGACGGGTGTTATCACGGTCGCCGCCGTCGCGCTGGTCATGCTGCACATGATCGACGGCCGCATCGTTTTGATTAACCCGCGCCAGGTCACGCAGCTGCTGTCGACCCCGCCGCAGGGCGGCGCGAACAAGGTTTTAGCCGACGCCGTGCAATGTGTGATCAGGCTGGCCGATGGCTCATTCACGAGCGTTGCGGAGGATTGTGATACGGTGCGCAAGCTGATGGAGGGCAAGCCGTGATCTCCGGACTCATCACCCTGATCATCTACCTGCTCGTGCTGGGCCTACTCTACTGGCTCTGCATCTACGTGCTCGACACGGTCCCGATTCCGGACCCGCCGAATCGCATCATCAAGATTGCGTTGATGGTGCTGATGGTGCTGATCATTATCGTGCTGTTGTTGAACCTGATCGGTCTCGGCGGTGACCTGCATCTGCCGAGGCTCGCGTCGTGATCACATTCGCCGAAGTCAAAGCCAGCCCTGGCTGGGAGGACGCAATGCCGAACGCTAATGAGCCAATCAAGAATTTCGAGCTCGCCCTGGCCGAGCTGATCGATACGTACCGCGGCAGGCTGTCCAAGGTGGAGGTGATCGATTCGCTGGAAGGCCAGCGTGATCGTGTCAACTATGATTGGCCGCAGCCCAAGGACGTAAATCCGGAAGATCCAGAAGCAGCCTGAGGAGGGCAGCCGTGGCCACCATCGAGGAAAACGAACAGGCATTGTCCGACGCATTGGACGCGGCGATTACGCCGTTTCACAACGTGCTGCCGAAGGAGCGAGCGCGTCGCGTCATCGAGATGGCGGCCGAAACGGTCTATCGCGACGAGACTTGGACGACCTACGAGGGTGCTCCCGAGCCGCCTGAGCCGGTGGCCGAGCCGACACTCGACAGTCTGGAGCCGGACACCGCGATCGCCGGCGATGCCGCCGACATCACCATGTCGGTGATCGGCACCGGCTTCACCCCTGATTCAATCATCGTCTTCAACGGCAATGCCGAACCGACGACGATGGTCTCCGACACCGAGCTGACGACCGGCGTCAAGCCCTCGCTGTTCGTGGTCCCGGCGGTATGCCCGGTGGAAGTGCATACGGGATCGCTGCGCACCGCAGCGGTCGATTTCACCTTCACCTGAACAGGAGCATGGCGAGATGGCCAAAGACCAGAGAAACATGTCGGCTGCCGAGATCAAGGCGGCGGAAGAGGCCGAGGAGCGCAATCGGAAGGCGACCGGCGGTTACGACCAGACCAAGGGTCCGAGCGGTAAGGGTGAGCACAAGACCAAGGTCGTGGCGATGCCGGATGATGACATCCGCGACGAATTCACCAAGATCATCAAAAGCTTCCAGGGCCGCGCCGACAAGCAGCAGGTGGTGAGCGCGCTGCGCACCGCAGCCGAGCTGCTCTACCGCGACGAGAGCTGGGTCCGCGACCCGGCGACGCTGGATTACGATCCCGACGATCTCGACGACCCGCGCGCCAATCCGATGGGTCTGCGGCCGTCGCCGGCCAAGGCAACGCGTGCCGACGAGCACACGGCGCCTGAGCCGGACAGCATGGGCAATATCGCCGATCGCGCCGCGGCGCGGGCCGGCATCAACGAGGAGGAAGACGACCTTACCGACGTGCCGCCGGCCGATCGCGACGCCGTCGCCACCAAGCGCGCCGCGGAGCGGTCCGCCGAGCAGTTCGGCACCGCCGGCGGCACGCCGCTGTCGCGCGCCGAGCACAAGGACGACCCCAAGCCGAAGAAGAAGTGAGCGGTGACGCGGCCTGATCCGCGCTATCTCCGCGCGCTGCTCAGGCGGCGCGCGGCCATCGCGGCCAAAGATGACTTACATATGTTTGCTCGTTTCATGATGCCGGATCCGGCGGCGCCGGACGACGCCACCCGATCGCAGTACATCACAACCAAGCACAACCGCGTGATCGCCGCGGCGCTCGAGCAGGTCGAGGCCGGCAAGATCCGCCGTCTCATCATCAACGTGCCGCCGAGGCACGGCAAATCGCAGCTGAGCTCGCGGCTGTTCCCGGCCTGGTTCATGGGCCGCCACCCGGCCGAGTCCCTCATCCTGGCGACCTATAGCGACAAGCTCTCCTGGGACTTCGGCCGCGAGGTCCGGCAGTTCATCGAGGATCCAGTCTTCCAGCAGGTCTTTCCCGGCGTGCCGCTGACCACCGCTTCGGTCGATCGCATCGAGACCGACCAGCAGGGCAAGGTGTTCTTCGTCGGCCGCGGCTCGGCAATTACCGGCCGCGGCTCGATCGGCCTGGTCATCGACGATCCGATCAAGGACCGCGTCGAGGCGGACAGCCTGGTGACGCGCAACAAGCTGTGGTCCTGGTACAACCAGGTCGCCAAGACGCGCCTGCTCAGCTCGGTCGGCTGGATCGTCATCATCCAGACGCGCTGGCACGAGGACGACCTGGTCGGCCGTCTGACCGATCCGCGCAACCCCGATTACTCACCTGTCGAAGGTCCGAAGTGGCGGATCATTGACCTCCCCGCCCTGTCGCTCGGATCTGGAGATCCGCTCGGCAGGAAAGAGGGGGAGGCGCTCTGGCCCGAGCGTTTTCCTACGACTTACTTGGAAGAGATGCGCGCCGCCGATCCTCGCGGTTTTCAGGCGCTGTATCAGGGCAGCCCAACTCCTGAGAAGGGCAATTTCTTCCCCGCCGAAGGCATCCGGACCTACGCGCGCAATGAGCGCCCGCCGAACGACAAGCTGCGCTTTTTCGCGGCCTCCGATCACGCGGTGTCGTTGCACCAGGACCGTGACAAGACCTGCTGCATGGTCATCGGCATCGACGAGGACCAGCACATCTGGGTGATGGAGGACCTGGTCTGGGGCCACTACTCGACCAATGTCGTCGTCGAAAAAATGATTGACCTGGTGGTCAAGTACAAGCCGTTGCTGTGGTGGGCCGAGCGCGGCCACATCAGCAAATCCATCGGACCGTTCTTGCGTAAGCGTATGGTCGAGCGGAATACCTTCTGCTCCGTGTTCGAGGTGACGCCGATCGCCGACAAGAAGGCCCGCGCCCAGTCGATCATGGCGCGCATCGCCATGGGCATGGTGTTCTTCCCGACGCACGCGCCCTGGTGGATGCAGGCACGCCAGGAAATGTTACAGTTCCCCTTCGGGGTCCACGATGACTTCGTCGACGCATTGAGCTGGATTGGCTACGGGCTGAACCTGCACGTTCCGCCGACGCCGAAGCGTAAGGAAAAGCCGGAGCCGAAGAGCGGCACGCTGGCGTGGGTGCGCGAGAGTTCGAAGCGCGAGCGTCGCGAGAAGAACGCCGCCGTGCGTCAGGGATGGTGATGAGCGTAGCGCCAACCGTAGCCGCTAGAGGTTTTAATCTTCCCCTGGCAGGCTTTATATATGCCTTGCTTGAGGGCGCCCACGTCTTCCGCAGCCGCCACCATCGTCGGATACCATTTGTCGTCAGAGCGGATTACAGGGCGATTGCTGCGCCTGTTTCGCATCTGCTCCGTTGGCGTGGCCCAGCGGCAATTGTCAGGCCTATAGCCGCTTTCGTTGTCGATGCGATCAAGCATCAAGCCTTCGCCATACCCGGTCTGCAGCGCCCACGTTTTGAACGCGAGGAAGTCGTGCTGCCACGTTGTGCAGACGCCGACGCCACGGCCGCCGTAAATGGCGTAGTATCGGTCATTCGGATTCCGGCACCGTTCTTTCATAGCGTTCCAAACCCGGTAGAGTTTCGTCTTGTGTTCGGGGCGGCCGTTTCGGCCGTAATAGGCGCGGGACATCCACCATCCGTAGTAAGTGGATAAGCCGATGGCAATACCTCCGTTTGAACCGCCTGCCGACGATCCGCTGGCCGAACCGCCGCTGGATCCGGTCCTGGCGCCGCCGCGGACGCCGCCCGGCGAACAGATGGTCAAGCGCGATCCGCCCGAGCCGGATGAACGCCGTAAGGCTCTGGTCAACGCGATGACCAGCATGGTCAAGCAGGCCAAGACGTTCTGGGACAGGCCGTTTCGGCAGATGGAGCGCGACCAGAAATTTGTCGCCGGTGCGCAGTGGAACGAGGACCCGAAGCTGTCGATCTATGGCGACGTCGCCGATGACGACATGTACGTCGCCAACATCACGCTGCAGCATGTCCAGAAGCGCGTCGCTTCGGTCTACGCCAAGAACCCGAAGGCGAGCTGCCGGCGCCGCGCCAGGATCCTGTCGACGGTCTGGGACGGCACGATGGAGTCGGTCGCCCAGGCGCAAGGTGTCGTCCAGCAGGCGCAGCAAGCCTCGATGGTGGCGATGATGGGTGTCGGCCGATCGCTGGGTCTCGGCATTGGCGGTCAGGCGGCCGCCGCCGGGGCGTTGCCTGGAGCGCCGAATGGTGGCGGTATGGACGCCGCCTCACCGCCCGGCATGCCGCCTCCGGGCAGTCAGCCCCCCGGCCCGATGGCCGGCGCGCCGGCAGGGGCGCCCGCTGGAGCGCCGATGGACGCCGGCGGCTCTCCTGGTGCACCGGGACCCGAAGGCGCGCCTGGCGCCGTCTCTCCGTCGCCGCCTATGCCCATGATGCCGCCGATGGAGGAGATCACCAACGCGCAGGCGGTGATCGCCGATGCGCAGAGCGTCAAGCAGCAGCTGACGATCCTCAACAAGATCGCCCGCACGCTCGAAATCCTCTACGAATACGAGATCTCCGAGCAGCAGCAGCCATTCAAGTCGATGATGAAGATGACCGTCCGCAGGGCGGCCACCTCCGGCGTTGGCTGGACGCGCGTCGGTTTCCAGCGGCTGATGAAGTCCGGTCCGGACATCGACAGCCGCATTGCCGACGTGCAGGCGCAGCTTGATCTGAGTGAGCGTATTTCGTCCGACCTGGCCGACGGCGAGGTAGAAGCCGACAGCGCCGCGGCCGAGCAGCTGCGGCTGACGCTCGCCGATCTGGCGCGCGAAAAAGATGTCGTCGTGCGTGAGGGTCTGCTGTTCTCTTGGCCTAAGTCGACGGCGATCATTCCCGACCCGCACTGCATACAGCTGCGCGACTTTCTCGGTTGCGACTGGGTGGCCGAGGAATTCTGCCTGACGGTCAACGAGATTCAGGAGATCTACAAGGTCGACGTGTCGAAGAGCCACTCGACATATGATCGCCTCGATGTCGGCACCGACTATGAGCGAGCGCGCGCCGTGTGGGGGCGCGGCTCGAGCGGTGGCGGCGACGGAGCGATTGATAGCAGCGACACCGACAATTGCCTGGTCTGGGAGGTGTTCAACAAGAAGGACGGCCTGGTCTACCTGATCTGTGACGGCTATTCCGATTTCCTCGAGGAGCCGAAGAGCCCCGACGTCTACACCGACCGCTTTTGGCCATGGTTTCTGACGGCGTTCAACGAGGTTGATGGGCGCGTTTGGCCGCTTTCCGACGTGTCGCTCATCCGGCCGATGCAGCGCGAGCTGAACCGGGCTCGCCAGGGGCTGCGCGAACATAGGATCGCGAATCGGCCGAAGACGGTCTACGCCGAGGGCGTGTTGTCCGAGGATGACCTGGAAGCCTTCCGCAATCATCCGGTCAACGCGCTGATCGCGGTCGCCGGGCTGCAGCCTGGTGTTGACATCAACACCGTCGTGCAGGCCGTAAAGGGTGCGCCAGTCGACCCGAACCTCTACGAGGTCAATCCTATCTTCCAGGACCTGCAGCGCGCTGTAGGGGTCCAGGAGGCCGACCTGGGCGGCACCAGCGGCGACACCGCGACAGAAACGTCGATCGCGGCGAGCGCCAAGGCCAGTGCGACAGGGTCCTCGGTCGACGATATCGACGAGACGCTGACCGGCATCGCCAAAGCCTCGGGCCAGATCCTGCTGCTCAACGTCAGCGAG